AATCCAGAGTAACAATCTGGATATAGTTCATTGCAAAGTAGACTGGATCATCAATACACTTTGCAAACTCAAGTACCTGTTCTTCGGTAAATTCTTGAGTTGTATTTGCTTTTTTTAAAAGTGGATTGCCAAGATAATGATCAACAGCCATAATTTAATTAATTAAGTATTCAAAGTCCAGTTTCAGATCCACCAACTTGTGTTCCTAAAATAGTCGCTGCTCCTCTTAGACCTTGACCAGCAATCAGATGAATAAGAACTCCACTTGATGCGGGGACACTTATTGATCCAAGATCAGCATCATCATCAGCATTACGAAGAGTCACAGTAGATGCACTGGTAGCAGTGTTAGACACCCATACCGCAGTTGCTGATGTAAATTTGGTTGTGCCTGTCGCCAAGGCAGTGGCATCTCCTAAGATCTTCATTGTTCTATAGTTTTACCTTATATAGTATTATTTAGGACTCCTTAGCGTTTCTGCGTTGTTGTGCCTCGTAAGACTTCCTATCAGCACGCTTTGCAGCAGTTGGTTTATTTCTACCAGTCTTTGGTGCATCAGCGGGTTTATCCACTTTCGTACCGACTTTTACTCTGACCTTTTCACGAGTTGGTGGTGCTTCAGCAGGTTTATCAGAACTTCTGAGTTCCTTTCTGAAGTTATCCAACTTTTTATCAACTTGTCTTCTCCTCTCAGTCCCCTTTTTAGATTTAGACTGTCCTAACTGTTGCCTGGTAGCATCAATCGCCTTTCTATTGGCAGCGTTGTCTTTTCTTACTTCTTTATCAGTTCTAACGTCACCAGCATCCTTTCTCTTTTTTGAGATAGTATCTGCTTTCATTAGACGACTTAACTTTGCCCGTGCTCCAGGCTTAGTCATGTCAATTCCATGTTTCTTTGCTAATTCAGATCTTCTTGCTTTCTCTTCTCTCTTGTCTTCATTAACGTCTTCTCCACTGGCACTTCCTTTGTCAATTTGGCGATGGAGTTTTTTTAATCTGTCACTATGCTTTCGCATTACTTTTTTAGCTTGTCCGAAGTTATCCTCTTCGTACATAAACTCTCTAAAAGTCTTCATTTCTTCTTCCTCTTCTTTTCGGTAGCGACGTTAATTGCTTTGCCCTTACGATCTGGATTACCATCCTGTCTATTCTTCCTTCTGAATGCACTATCCTCTTCCTTCTTGGAGAGGTTACGCTTCATTTTTGAAGAACCACACTTGGGTTTGGTCTTTTGTCCTGGTTGTCTTGCACAGGGTTTTCCTGCGTATTTACCGCCCAACTGAACCCAACCAGGGGTGCCATCAGAAGAGCGACTCTTGCCAAACCAGTCACGCAAAGAACTATCACCACTTTTGTTGGCTTCATTAATAAACTCTCTAAATGTTTTCATCAGTTACAATTCCAGCGACGAAGTGCTTTATTGATTCTGGAGTCTGGATCTCTTGCAGTTTTTGCAGAGGTCAGTCTCTTCTTCATACCCTTCATCCTGGAGCAGAATGAAGATCTACGCTTAGCATCTTTGGATCCCTTCTTAAGTTCAGAAGGTTTCTTGGTGACAGCAGTCTTCAATTTAGAACCTGGGTTCTCTTTACGATAAGCATTGACTGCCTTCTGACTCAGACCATCTGTCTTGTCCTTACGATTGACAGACTGCCAATCTTCTTTAGCAAGGTCACCAAACTTCTCACGATGCTTTCTCAGAGGTTCAGAGTTCTTACGATACTCCTTAGCAGACTCTGGTTTTTCTCCTGGATTGGTATTTAACTTTCTCTCAGAAGACTTCTTTTTGAGATCAACTGCTTCATCCGCCTGCAGTTTGGCAGCGATTGCCATCTGACGACGCTTCTCTTTGGACTTGCCTTTGAATTGAGGAGCATCAGAATCATAGAAGTCGTCAATGACTTCTCCCATGTCTGCCTTCTTAATATTCAGTTTTTCATCTACTTTCCCAGGCGGTCTTCCTCCTCGGTTGCCATCTTATATCCTGCCTTAGCAGCTTTGCCTGCGGTCTTTACTCCAGAGACAAATCCAGATCCAAAACTCTTTGCAGCTTTACCTGCTTTCTTAGCAACTTTTTTGGTGGTCTCGATGTCACCTTTCGCTTTTTTCATTGCTTTGTTGTGACGATCCATGCCATCAAGGACTGTCTTAGCAACTTTATCAAGAAGACCTCTCTTCTTAGGTTGCTGACTCTTAGCACTCTTGACTGCCTTCGCTCTATCAGACTGACTCTTCAGTGCTGCCTTCATTCCAGATGGTTTGGAACTACCAGACTCAGCGTCTCTTCTCGCTTGCTTCTCCTTGCGAAGTCTCTTAATTGCTGCTGCTTTAGGACCACCTTTGAGTGAACCTACTGCTTTGCCACCCTTGGTTACTGGTTCTACTCTAACGCCACCTGCTCTTGCTTCGGAGAGCATTGTATCTTCACCAAGATCATAAACAAACTCAACAAAGGATTCAAGACCCATCTCTTCGATGAGAATTGCAACACCCTCTTCATTGAGTCCTTCCTCAACAAAAGCTTTAGCAGCAGTGTTTGCCACCCAACCTTCATTTAGTTCATACTCAAACTCTTCTTTCTTGGTTTTGTTGCCCCAGTTCTTAGCACCCTTCTTACGGCACTTAACTAATGCACCAGAAGCATATGCACTTGGCCAAACACTGTAACGTGCCTTTACCTTGTGATAGCAAGCATCCTTCTCGCCTGCTGCCTCATCTACCTCTTCCTCAGAGAGATTTGGGCAGCACTTCTGACCATGAACGGGACAATCCTTACCTTTTGAAGTTCCTGCACATTCTGCCTCTTCTTTCTGTACTCTTAGAATAGGATCATTGTGTGGGGAAGTCTCACTAGGAAGTTCAGTTCTACGGAACTGAGTTACCTTACAACCAGGATAGACTTTTTGAACCTCTCTTTGAACATCTTCTCTCTTAGGCATTGTTGCCTGAGGGAAGAACATTTTGATCATGAGAGATCTACCTCTCCATATGACAACAACTGCTAAGAGGTTGCCATATTCTGCTTGAAGTCTTACTGCTTCATCAACATTCACTTCTTCTTTAGTGTCTCTAGCAGACTTAAAGTTGCGTGCCATTTGCATTGATGCCTTCTTCTGTGCTTTTGCTCTCTTAGATCCAGGTTGAGACTTTTCAAGTTCATCAGACTTTGCCATTGCACGACGACCAGGGGACATACGTGCTTTTTCGTCACTACTCTTTAATCTATTATGAGTGGGAGCAGGAGACTGATACATTCCCTGATACTTTTCATCAACTTCCACTTCTTCACCTCTCATTCTTTTCGCCTGTTCTTCTTTTTCTTTCTTAATCTTCTTGTCAATAGCAGCATCAAAACGCTTTTGCATTTCCTTGCTCTGCATCAGTTTGGCAACAGCGTTCTGACGCTCTGCTCCCATCTTTGCCATTTTCCTCTCATTGTCACCCGCTTGCGGATGATTACCTTCATCAACACTCTCATTCTTAGGTGGAGGGGGAAGAGGTCTACCATCAGGAAGAGTCTTCTTACCAATACTTCTGTCATAGGCAAAGACATCAACCTTATTCTTTTTCTTTGCAGCATCAATACGGGCAGCACCCTTAGGATCAATGATCTCATCAACCTGTTCTACTTCTTCAACAGTTTCATTCTCTTCATTCGCTTTGACACAGTTTGGATATCTTTTACCAAACATAGTCTTCATTCCCTTCTTCTTATATCCTTTCCAGCACTTCTCAGTGATATCTTCTGGTTTGATCAGATCAACCACTTCCATAAATTTGTTACCAAAAGCGTCTTCAATGGAGACTGATTCAGTGGTTCCCCCACCATTGCCTCCATTACCATCACCACCTTCTACAGGTTTGTCAATACCGACTTCTTGAGGTTCATGACCACCGCCACCAAAACGTGCAGTCATCTTAAGACCCTCAGGCATCTTCTTACACTTCTTATCAGTGTAGCAGTAGTACATACCTTTACCACACTTCTCTTCACCGAGAATGATATCAACAAGTTTGATACCAGGTACTACTTCCTCTTCAGACACTTTTTTCATGTCTTGAGTGCGTCCAGGCAGGGAAGGTCCCTTACCTTTCTTTTGCAGCATCTTTGCAGCAGTTCTTCCTTCAACACCGCCAGCGTCTGCTCTATTCTGGAGTTTCTTATCTCTCTCGGAACCCTTCTTCGCGTTAGGGTTGATTTCAAAACTAGGCATCTCTAGAAAACACTTTTTTTCTATTTATCTTCGTTTAGATTTTTAGCTTGCTGCTTAAGCATCTTTGATAACTCTGCAGTAGATCCGAAGAACATTGCATTATTAGTCACATTTGTAGGACCCTTTTCATCGGCATCCAAGTCCTTCAACTTCTTCTGAAGATCAAGTAATTTGTCAGTTGCATCAGCAACGTTTTTAATTAACTGTCCGACGACTTCAAACTGTCTTGCTTGTCCACTGTCTTGGGCGAGTTCCAACGCAGTATCCAACGCCTCTTGTCCCTTCTCAATGATGGAATAGAGGTTACCTCTCGTGTATTCATAATCCTTAGTTACATCTTCAGATTCTGAAGGTTTTGTTATCTCCTTCTTCTCCTTCTCTGGTTTTACAATCTCCGCTTCCACGTCAAATGTATCGTTAAGATCCTTAAACTTGTCACTCATACAAATTACCCACTAAATCCAAAGTCATCACCAGCTTCGATTGCTGAATTGTCAGCACTGGTAATTAACATAACACCAGCACCCTCAACGTGCTCAACCGCTGTAGTTCTATACATTCCACGAGTAACTGTTAACTCACCACCATCCTTCTTCTTGACATACATTGTCTCATCATCAACAGTAATATAGGATCTTACTGGAATGTTTTGATCATCATTAATCTTAATCAAGTTACTAGCAGCAGATAAATCTTCTGCCAGGTTTGTAATAACATTTCCGTTGTATGCTTTTGTAGCAACAGGAGTTGTATATGTAATAGACCTTCTTGCTTCTGGACTTGGATCTCCAGCACCCAATCCAACAGAGACTCTGGAGATGATGTCCTTGCTGCTGTCTGGTACAGGACCAAACAGGAAAGTTTTAGCAGTAAACTTCAGAGTATATAACAATACTCTTCTAGATGTGTAATCTCCTTCATAATTGTCCTCGAAGGATACACTCTCTAATGTAATTGGAATATCTCTTTTTTCACCAATAGATTCAATCAGGTCAATTGTAAGATTGAAGTTTGGTTGGAAGTATGGTAAGATTTGCTCTACAATTTGCAAAGCATCGTCATTTAAAAGTGTCATAATGTTCAACTCAAATGCCATATTGTATGGCACAGGGAAGAACATTTTTTTAATATCTGTTTTATCTGTTCTGGGTGCTACGGCGTATGCTTGTGTAGTTGCTAATTTGCGACTATTATCATAAGATACTCCAGTGAACTCAAATGACATTCTTGGGAGACTAATCTGAATAGGTTTGTTCAGATTAGGTTGCTGCTCAAGTCTCGCTAAGAATTTTTGAGTTGGTCCATATGCAAGAGGGACTTCGATAATTTCATTACCATCCCTATTGATTTCAATGCCATTGAACAAAGTTCCAAACGCAATCACCGTCTTCCTAAAAATCTGGTGATAAAAATGATCAAACATGGTCTATCTCCTATGGGCTGCCAAATGGGTTAGATTCACTAAAGTCAAGAATCGCGTCTGCTTCCTGCTCAATGGTGACGTTCTGTGCGTAACCATTTTCGGGAACGTTAAATTTATTTAGGTCAATATTTGCGTAAGCAGCACCACTCGCTTGACCTATAATAGACTCTCCACTCTGGAACTCACCAACAATATCTTTCAATTTAAGGACCTGAGTTACAGCATTCCAAGAATTGACCCGTGCAGTTGCACTACTTGCAGAACCAACCACATCTTCATTCGTTAGATATGTACCGTAACCAACTGTATTTTGTGGTCCAGCAATTCTAATTTCTGGTACTCCTTCATAATATCCACCAGCATCTTCGATTACCAGTTCTGTGATTGTTCCAAGACCAGAGAGTCTTGCCGTAATCTTTGCATCAATAGTGGTACTCGCAATACCAGGTGCGACAACAGTTACTGTTGGAATGCCAATGTAACCACTACCACCACTTGTTATGGTTATAATTCCAACTACCCTATCTGCAATTTGAGCAGTTGCATATGCACCAGATCCCTCACCACCATGGAATGTAACTCTTGGGGCAGCAGTGTATCCCATTCCAGGATCTGCAAGAGTAACTTTTTGCACTCTAAGATTATCTGGACTTGCATCACAAAGATCTATAATACCACCAATCATTGAAGCAATACCAACTGCAGTTATACCACCAGATGGAGCAGAACTGATTGCAACTCTTGGAGTACTTGTATATCCATGTCCTCTTCTGTTTACAATAACTCTTCTTACAGCACCATCTCTGAGAGATGTAATTGCAGTTGCGGTAGATCCAATACCAACCATATTGAAGGTTTGAATGTAACCCGCATCTTGAGTATTGTCATCAATTTCAGAGATTCCAGTATCGATCTCCTCGTCATTGTATGCGAAGAGTTCTAATCTCAGTTCATAAACATAATTCTTTTGTAATTGCCAGAATGGTTTTTCGTGCTCAACGTATTTAATCTCAAATAGTCTATCACCAAGGGGGAAGTATATTAAATCCCCTTCTTTGGGTCTAGATGTTAATTTTGTTTTATCTACTACTGCTGCTTGTTGTTGAACAACGGACTCATATCTCTCTTTAGATATTACAATAGTTAAATCATCAACTTCTTGAACACCAAACTTTGACAGTAAAGTTCCTGCTCCACTGAACCCATCATAAGTGTCTACATATGCTTCAAGAGGAATTGCCGCAGTAAACTCAGACCGCGACACCTCCTCCATGACAGTTTTTTCATTTTGAAATATTCTAGGAAGATAATAAACTTCCACTCCGAACATCTTAAGTTGCTCGTTTACCAAATCCTGGACTAAATTTTGTTCTCCAGAAGAACCATGGAGAAAGAATGGATTTAACGCCATATTATTAACCGATCATGTCTAATGGTGGAAGTTCGTATGTAGACATTTTGTCCATCAAAGCATTCAACTCACTCACACCATCGTCGTAAATTTGTCTGCCATTTAATTCTGTTCCACCAGGAAGTCTTACTCCTTGGAATTTAATTAAGTTCTGACCCCACTGCTTCTTGAGAGCAGCAGTAGTATACTTCTTGAGGAAAGAATCATTCCACACTCCAGGAGAATCATTTGGATCAAGAAGTCTATAACAATCAATGACTAAGATATCTCCAGGATCAAGGGACGACCAGTCCATGTCCATGTAAAGTCTATCTTGTCTTTGATTAAATCGTATTTGTTTTTGTGTTGTAAGTAAAAAGTCAATATCAGACAATTGTCTCTTAACCATAGAATATGTTAAGAGTTCAAGAGAACTAAAATGATAAAGATCATTCAAGAACAACTGATACTTAATATTAAACATTCCACTGGAGAGACTGCTAGATCCCTCAAAATGGAATACTTTAGTAATACCAATAATCTGAGGTGGGACAGGAATAAAATTCTCAGTCTCATAGAAGTTGAATGTAGTTGGTGTTCCTCCTACATTTCCAGTTGCTTGAGTTGATGCAATACCAACTCCACCTACCTGTGCTCTTGCTCTATCAATATCTGCTTGAGTTACTTCATACTTCAAAAACGTTTGAACAACGCCATCAAAATGTCTCTCATAAAAGAATTGTAGAGAATCATCGATGATATCATCGATTTGTTCATCAGCAACATTGATCTCCAGCACAGGAGCACCTAGTTGCCTCTTTGCGTAGTCAATCAGTCCTTGTCTGCTTGCTGGAGTTGCCATTTACTTGTCCTTGTTTATTAATTGAATTAAGAGATCCTTGATTTCACTGACATCATTTTCTAATTTATCAAGTCTCTCTTTTTCCTTACTCTTCGCTCTCTTAAGATTTTTATATGTGTCATAACCTTTCTGGTCTCGATTCACAATCGCGTTTGAATGTGAATCTCTGACCAGAAAACTATGACCCTCAACTTTAAGATACCTATTGTCCATATTATGCAAGTGCGATAACTCTGAGGTCTCTGATTCTTGGTGGATATGCCTGATTTGTAGAGGTTCCTACAAGTTTAATACTAAAGTATTTAAACTCTGGCAAATTATCAATACTGAATTCATAATCTTTGTAAATCAGATTTTGACTCTCAGATGCAAGTACATCTGTCTTAGGAACTCTCTTGTTGGGGAGACCACTACTATTAGCAAAATCAAGGATGTTTCCATTTATATCCAGATTATCATATCCAGGGAATGGATAGTAAAGTGGTTCAACTTCTGGAGAGTTACTGATAGAATAGAACGCTCTAATGTCATTGTAACTATTGACATAACCTGCAAGAAGAACCTTGATAGAAGTTCCTGGATTCTCCAGTTCTACTGGTTTATTTGCGTAGATAAACGCAGTTGGATCTTCATTAAGGGATGCAGTTCTAGAGTCATTCTTATAATCCGTAATTGGAGCATTTACTCTATTGGAGATAAGAACCATACCAACTCGGTCAAGGTCAATAACTGGAGATACATTGCTATTTGCTGTAGACAATGTAAACGTCAGTTCCATGGACTTATTGCCAGGGAGATTATTAAGTTGTGCGAGTTCGTTAACTCTAGAAGCAATCATTCTAGGTTCGGTCAGATAAGTATCCTCATCAAGATTGATTGTGGTTTTTTGAGTTTCTTCAAATGAGATTTCGCTACCATCAACACTAGTTGCAGTAATTCCTTTAAGTTCTGCAGAAATTGCTGTTCCTGGCAGAGTCATTGTTTGAACAATAGGTCTAACTGCTTCATATTGAATGTTCTGTGTAGCGAACATCATGTCACCACCACTAGATTTGGCATTATTAATATAGAGTTTGGGAAGTCCCGAACCACTATTTCTATTAACACCATTGATAGCAGTATTAATTCTAATGTAGTAAGAATCAAGAGTAATTGGTCTATTTACAAGAGCATCTTGGAGAGTGTGATCAGTATTGATTCTTCTCAAAGAGATGCCATTGTTCTCATATTTTTGAATAGAAGTCTTCAGTGGATATGTGAAGGTTCTTGTATTATCAACACCTCTGGTGATTCCAGTCAGTTGTCCTGCTGCAACGCCAGTGTAAGATATAATTTCATCATCAAGAATTACATAACCAGGGTTAGTAGATGCAACGGATACATTCTCAAATGTTTCAAAACCAACAGTACTTGCAATACTAATCGATCCAGAATCTGAGTTTGTATACTCAGCGGTAAGAGTTGTTGCCTTAAGATCACCCTTAACACCTTTAATATTTACGGTATTCAGGGTAGAGTGCATACCATGGTTCTTATGATTAACCTTGATGTGTAATCCATCTTCTGCAAGAGTTGCAAGTTCAAAATCACTGACTTGAATATCACCACCAGCAACAGCAACCATTGTTGTGATTCCTGTGCTTGGACTAATGTATTGAAGTGGTTTAGCAACGTTGGTTTCAAATTCACCTTGAACATTATCAATGATCAGTTCATTGATGCCAGTTACATTACCAAGAGACAGTTGAAGATTTCTTCCTAACTGATCATTACCGAAGCTACCAACTGAGAATACATCACCGACTTGATAACCAGATCCACCAGCATTGATAGTCGCAGCAATAGCAACACCATTTGTAGCACCCAGAGCGCCAATTGTGATGTCAGCAGTAGCATTTCTACCATTACCACTAAATGTAATCAGAGGTACGTTAGTGAAGGTGAATTGATTTCCATCAGATGGAGTGTAACCAATACCAGCATTAACAATTGTCAGAGCGCCTGTGGCAGATCCACCAGCACCAACATAGTCACCACTTACATTTGCATCCTTTTGAACAATAGTGTTACCGATTACAAAGTTTGAGGTATCAATGATATCATTAGCGGTAACGATTACACGCTTAGATTCAAATTCAAGAGCATCCTTAGTAAGGTTTGCAATTTGCTGATTACCTCTAGCAAGTTCGGGGTTAAAGAAGGAGATAGTAGCACTTTCTTCAAATCCTGCAGTATAGAGATTCATCTTGAGATCTTCATACTGAGAAGCATTCCAAGTAGAACCGTTCTGAGATTTGAACAGAGAACCAAGGTGTGGTTGTGCAGACACAAGAACTTGTCTAGATTCTGCTTGCAGAAGTGTACTTACGTCTACTTCACCCATTCTGGAAATCCAGACGGTATACTCATTGGAATCAGAGAGAAGAACAACACAATGCTCTGTATTACCATTCAGATAAACTGGTGCTGGGAATACGACAGTTGTAGGAATTGTTGCATCAAAAGATTCTTCAATGTCGTCAGATTCAAGAATTACTTCACCAAATGGGTAAACTTCATTAGAAGGATATCCATTGACCATTGGTCTCAATTGTACTGTGACAGGTAGAAGTGGGTCCTTCGTTCTGAAGAATACTTCAACCTCAGTTACAAATGCTCCTGGATCATCAACAATCGAGAATGATTGCGCCAAGGGGTCTTTACCTCTTCTACGCGGTGGTCTCGGTGGACGTG